TGTTGTAGGGCTAGGTATAAAACGATTTTGCATTTTGATGTCGGCTCTACTCGAAAGAATCGAATTATCTTTACTGTCAATGTCTGTTAACATATTTGATCGGCGGAACGATTGACTGAATCCACCAAGATTCGTGTCAAAGTAAGTTTGCATCGCTTCTTTAACATCACTCTCGATCGATGTTTGTGATGTTGATGTCAGTGTAGGATTAAACTGGATAACAGTTGTCACTTCAAGATATGTCTCAACAGGATCTACAAACTCAACATTAAACGAAGCAACGGACAAATCTTTTGCTAGAGTTAAGATGTCCGCCTTGGTGTTTGCGATAACAACAGGATCGTCAGTACCAAAAACCATCGAGACAAATATCGACCCATACTTGGCCGGGACGTTGTCTTCTCCGCCCCATGATTTGATATCCGTGATGACATTCGAAAAGTTTCGTAAAATTAAAGCGGCATAATCTTGTGCAGTGACCATACGATTCTGCGCAGCCCATTGAAAAGGTGCGTTCTTACGAACCGATTCAAGTTCTTCTTTGTATGATCCGCTTGAAGAACCAGAAACAGTAGTAACATTAATTGTTTTGCCGTCTAAAGTTGCTTCGGGGACAAATGATTTACTGCCATTTGCTTCTGGACCAGAAACCGTTGTGTAGTCGACTTCAATTTTATCACCGGGTTGCGGCGTTTTACCTAAACGAACACCATTACCAAAAGTCAATTCGTAGTATCCGTTAGGAGATTCTTTGACAACATATATTACAGAATTGGAATTAATAGTTGTGCTGTTGATAATGTTCGTGTATAATGTGAAATCATTAGACGATACACTGTTATAGACCTTTACAGTAACGGTGTCGAGATCCAAGTTATTGACAGGTATCACATAAGTGTCGTTCTCTGAGGCAGGGCCCGCAATGAAAGTCTTTCGTCGAGTCACGCCTTCATAAATCGGAATATTTCTGTTTCCGTCTAGAGTAAACTTATAAAGACCTGTGCCATCAGAAAAAGCGGTCACAGTATCCCGAGTCTGGAATGTATAACTCTTACTGTTAACTGTCGTTGAGAATCTAGTTCCAGCAGGCATAGTAATACTTGAAGGGTTGTCGTTGTTTGTCACGCTTAGATTTACAACAGAGAACGATGCTTTCCTAGAACCAACAGTATAACCTAAACCTCCCGCAAGACCTACGATAGAGGATCTTAACTGAGCAGTACTCAGAAAAGATTCGTTCAAAGCGAAGTTTGCTAACAACCCATTGTAGTGTGTGTTATACGCTAAGACATCTAACAGATTAGAAAGCCCAGATGCCTCAAAGTTGTAGTCAGCAAATTCTGGTTTTTGTGCCAAGAACACTTTGAGATTGTTCTTGATCGTATCAAAATCTAAGTCTGTTGATTTAATGGTGGTTGCCATTTCGGTCTCCGATTACGCAATTTCTTGTTGTGGTATGATGAAGTCTCCACCAAACTGGGTGTATATTTGATCCTCATCTGGAGTAGTAAGTATACCGTTCAATTCTTCTGAATCGACAAGAAGAACACCCTCAACGAATCCGTTGTAAAGCGCAAAGATCATATCTGAATCAGGATCTGTTAGTAGGGCATTTGGTGGGGGTGTGACCAAATCTTTCTTAATCAAATCCCCGTTGTATGTAACGAGTCTATTTAGATTTTCTGCCTTAATAATATCATTGTATAAAATAAATGGTGATATCTCAAAAGGTAGAAGAGGAATCTCTGTAATCGAAGTGGGATTCATTGACACTCTTAAAGTGTCTACAAGTCCTGTACTGATTATTCGAAACTCAATTGTTGCTGATACACTATTATAATCGGGTGTCGCTGTTACCTTGACTCCCAACACCTTTGCTCTTGGTTCGTATCTTTGTATTGTTTTCTTGATATTGTCAATCATCTCTTCGCCGACATCATCAGACATCAATTCGAAAAGAAGACCAGAAAGGTTCGCACCAAAGTTTGGTCGATAAGGTTTTTCAAACTTATTTGTTAACAACAAGTTTTTAATGGCTTGCTTTACAGAAGCTGCATCAGTCTTTTTAAAAACATCACCGTCAGTAGATGTTCTAGAAGACAATGACAGATCAACATCCGAGTATGTTCGTTCTTTTACAATACGAATACTCGTGTCTAAATTACCATCTTCTGTAGAGAAAATCTTTGTCATATGGTTGTGAAAACCTTTTCTTTTTATTTATACCATTAATCAGCGAGAATTTCTAGCAGTTCGTTTTTTGCTTGAAGTTCGCCGTTAAAGGTTGTCTCAAGATTGTGTGAGAACGAGACATCAAAGCTTGCAGGCACCTTTGGCATTTCTAATACAATCTGTGAAGTAAGGATGCCAGTTGGATCAAAGGTATCATAGTCTAATGACAGTTTATCATAGTCAATGTAATCTTTCCAAAAAACAGCCAGATCAAATGTTTTCTGAGGATCTGTCTGCCCGTTTTTATTTATGAGTTGATATACGATAGCGCGTCCAGTTCTTCTCAAATCATTTACACTATTAGAAGAAGGGCGTTCACCAACATACAAAGGTATTCTCGCAACCCAGCCATCAGGACCTTTACCATAGGACCCACCAGAATTTTCTCGGGCGAGTTTCTTTGCCTTCGCTTCGCTTCCCGATGGTATTTCTTGGGTTTCAAACTTTGGATTAGGTTCGTATATTCCCTCGGACACAATCAAACGATGTTGTGAAAACGTTGTATTACCTATGACAGTTTTCATTGCGTTTGTGTGGAGCACAAGGTTGCGAGCGATCTGTTTCAGATCAGGGGCCCCAAAGAATCCATCCGCGTATAATTTTTGAAACTGTGTACGTGAACCTCGTGCTCCTAAAAACTTGGCACAAGTAATGCCTGGTCCTAATTTAGTAGCAGAGGTGATCGACGATTCGAACTCTGGATTATATTGAGGATCAACTAATATCTTCATTTTTTATTCACCTTGAATCGTTTACTGCGATTGTCTGATGGATTGTTACCTAGCAGATTGACACCTAATCGAATAGTTCCGGTCTTGGATGCTGATCGCCCGATATTCTTCGGCATATTCTTTTTGAAATCCCCGTTGAGTTTGCCCTGAGATACCAAATAACTTGTAAAACTTCCGTTACCAAAGTGTTGAGGGTCGCGGAGTTTAGAACGGATCTCATGAATCGATGGATCATGATTGAACAATTCTTTATAATCATCAGATTTGGTGATCTTACTCTTTAATTTAGGATCAACTGCCACGTTTCGAATTCCGTAGTTGCTTGATGATAACTGAAGTTCCACAATAGCAGGATTAGGAATCGGCGCTGTAGGTTGAATAGGGATGAACGGCATGATTCCGGGAACAGGAACCTCTGGAATTGGAAGTGTACTTGGTCCACCTACAGCAGCAGCCTTCACCGCCTGCACCGCCGTTGCAGCACCTCTCGCAAAACCCGCACTGGCAGCATGAATAGAATAGTCAGCATGTATTGCTTCTGCGGCTTTACCCACAAGAGACCCGTAAAAACACGCAAGATTCGTAACTTTCGCAGGAAATCCACCGTATGACTTCCCGTAGTAGTCCATGAGAGGACCGCCAATGGTTCCTTTGTGTCCGATCATACTAATGTGTCGTGCTGTGATGTTTGCGGTCGAAGATGCCGCTACCCATTCCCCAACAGAAGTTTGAGTGAAATTACCACCCGAAAGAATCTCTATGTTACCCTGAACAAAGTTGTTCATATCTCCTGAGACAACAACATTGTGATCGTCAAGTAATGTCTCAGTATTCATTCCGATGACTTGAGCGCCACGAGAACCTCGAATGGTATAGTTCTGGTCACGGTTTACTGTTTTGGTATGTCGCCCTTTAATTTCTTCGACCTTATCACCGGCGACGTTGAGGTTATAATTGCCACCGACATCAACATTAAAATCACCCGTGACAGAAAGAGTAAGATTACCTTTGTAAACAAGATTACCTTCCCCTTCAACGATCGTTGTTTGATCACCACCTGTAACTTCTACTCTCTGATTTTTTGAAGAAATGATAACAGTACCATCGGCGCGCATTTCAACACCCGCACCTGTGCGATGCTTGATCAAAACTCTCTCACCGCCGGGCGTATCATCGATCTCGATAACATGACCCGATGGAGATTCAGAGACTTGATTGTAGGGATACTGAGAAGGTTTTTGATCTGATACGTTTAGAGAAAGATCGTAGTCACCACCCCCAAGATCCAGCGAGTTTACTGTTTCTCCCTTTGAGGCTTTGTTAACACTCGAACCGAAAAAGTAATCACGTTTGGGATATTCACCAGATGCGTCAGAGAATCCCTCTTGCGAGATGCCTACAGTTTCTTCTTGACCTTCGCCAAACTTCTCTGTTCTTTCTTTTAATGAATCAAGTTTATTCGTCATTTTTTAGAATCTCGTCGATCGTTAGTGGCGCTTGTGATAATGTATCTGTAAACTTCGATTGTTTTCTGAAAATATTCTCAACATAATTAATCACCTCAAAGCCTGGGTCTATTTCGTCCTCGTCGATATCATTATGACCAATGATCTGACCACCCGGAAATACCGCATAGAACGATCTACAAAAGTGGTCAAAAGTATTCAACTGGCTTCTCGTCAACGATTGTACTGATAAAAAGTTTTCTGAATTGGGTGTTCCCGAAGGAACATTAATTCCTCCAACAAACACAATCCCGATACTTCTCAGATCATGGCTGTTTACAGGAGCGTGTTGCCCTTGTGTGTTAACTGGTCTACCTCTCTGTAGAGAACCATCGCGTCTGATAACATAGTGGTAACCAATCCCATCCAACCCAAGATCTAAATGGTATTTATTGATTTCTTCAGAACCAATATTCTTGTTGGTGTGTGTCTCGCTCCAGTGTGTGACTACTTCAGTCACATCACGATCAACATTTCGCAGTTCAGCCTGTAGTTCTTCAATAGATGACACATAAGGGAAAACGGGTTCGCCTTCACCTTTCTTCCACTCTTTCTCATATGATCCAATAACATATGGTTCAGAAAAGACAGCCTCACTAGGAGTGACACGAGTAGCGTTGTCGATCGTTGTGTCGATACTCTTCACTAACTGTCGTATACTATCGAATGATTTGCCTGTCGCGTCATACAACAGTCTCACCGCTTCTGAGATGTCACCAGCATCGCCCTGAGACAAGTTAACAACCCTGTTGGTTTGTTCGTATGTAAGTTTGGGTGCAAAGTCGCGAACCTGTTTCTTAACATCTGACAGAACCTCTGTACTAATGCCCTGTATGATACCTGTTTGAGATCCCTTTGCGACCTTTGTTTGTATGAGTGATCTGTATTCATCACCCTTTGTTGTGTATGTGTTTCTTGCTTCGGCCGATCCTGTAACAGAGTTGAGGACAGTTTTCGAATCTTTACCACCCGATAAGTTTTCAAGGTCGGAACCTGCTTTCTTTAGATTCTGTTTGATGTTACCCGAATCTTTCACAATATTGGATAAATCTGCTAAAGGGTTTGTTTTATTCTTTAAAATTGCCTCATTAAATTCGGCACTATCAGTTTCTTCTCGACCTATGCGAGAAGAAGTCACTGAAGACCTTGTTGTAATATCACCGTTCGCATCAACATCAGAAATCGTGGTAATCACAGTGTTGAGATTGCTGTTTGACGCAAGACTGGTTCTGACTACCGATTCGAGTTCGTCTGTTACGCTTGTGATTGCTTTATTTGCAAGAGAATTGATTGCTGAAGCACCATCAAAAGCACCCATCTTACCAGATAGTATATCTTTGCCTGCGTCGAGAATACCTTGAGGGCTGGCTTCGACAAGTGCTTTTTGAAGATTGCCTGGAGTCACTCCAAGACCCGTGATTAACTGAAGCACAGAGGCTACGGTACCGCTAACGCCACCTTCAGCATCAAGTGTTGCTTGGATAGGAAACACGACACCATTCGAATCGGGTTCGCTAAATGTAATGTTGACAGCCGACCCAAACTTAGATGCGAGCCCCGAAGTTAGTTCATCGACAAAGGCGGTCTTCATACCTTCAAGGCTTTGAATACCGTCGTCAATCAACCCTTCGGTAGTCACATTGCTTAACTTATCTTGATACTTGTCGAATTTTTGTGTTAAACTTTTGACGCCACCTTCGACTTGACCGGCGACACTACCCGAAACACTTTCGACCGAATTCTTTAAAGAGTCTTTGGCATTTTTTGCAGATGATTCGAGTTGAGTTGTATCAACAGAAGCCTCTGCATTCTTTACCGATTCCGATAATTTTTGTTTGTCCGACATTATGAAAGCACCTCGTCGTAAGCCCTTTGTGCGAGTATGTCTGTTCGATTTGACCCTTTGATATATTCTTTGTTAATCACTACACTCGCATCTTTAATATTAGATGTCGCAAGAAGTTTTCGATTAGCAAGACTTAAACGATTTCTTAACTCGAACACCACAAATTGTAACTGAATAGAAAATAATCTCCAATCAGAGTTCGGAGAATATTGTGCGGCAAATCTTAACAGGTCAGAAAATCGACTACCGATTTCTGTTGTGTTTTTCCACTGAACAATACCCACAGTTTCTTCGGTGATGTCATCGTCATATGTTTTAAAACGAGAAACACCTTCGAGCGCCCCTGTTATGGCTGCCGCATGAATTAACTCATAACCATTATCGATAAAGAACTTTACTGATTGCTGTCGTCTGAGACCTACAAGAGCGTAATTACCGAAACTTGCTTCTGCTACATTGTCATCCTTCATGCGAGTCGAAACAACATTCTGTAGTCTTTCTTGGTCATACTCAAAACTATTATCTGTATTGTTTTGTCGACCACTCTGAACACTCGAAGGAAATTCTGTTCGAGGTAATGACCCTAGAATTAAAGGAATTTGAGATGATACCCCGTCAAGAAAAACACCGAACACAAACGCACCCGAAACAAGTTGAGGTATTTTTCCAATACCAGACGCACCACCTTCTGTGGTAGGAACTAATACTTGTGCCCATGGTAAATCTTTCTCAGGAATGTTTTCTGTACTCTCACTGTGTACGCCATAAATTCTGACTTTAACACGACCTTCAAGGCCTGATGGTGGATGTGAGTTAACAACAGTTCCGAAGAACCATCGATAATCGTCCCCATAAAACTCTTTCTGTATAGGTCTTAGAACAGCCATTAAGTGTTATCCTTTAAATGCTTCATACTCTAAAGTCTTTTGGCAGTTCGCCTAGTTTGGTCAATCTTAAAATCGTAGTGTGTTTCTCGTCAGCGAGTCTATGATTGGTTGCAAGAATTATATAGTCTCCAGATTTTCTTTTGTCGATCTGATCATTGGTGTCTTTTAGATCCCCCTGAACATTTGAGTTTAGAAACAGAAGTCTTAATTTGCGACCTACACTGATCTTACCTTTGAAGAATAACGACCCATTCATTCCGATATCAATGATGTTCTTCTTCAAGAAGGTTCTTATGATTTTATTCTTAGCCTTCAATCGCGACTCGATTAGGCTGTTGTTCTCCCCCAATAATGAAGTCTCGTCGTGATAACTCTTGAATTGGTTATATGTGTTACTTGACACGACTTGATGAATATGTAACGAGTTGTATTCGTCAGATAATTTACCATCGATCTCCAAAGACGGATCGAAAACAGATTGATTTGTATCTGCGGAGATCAATTTGTTCGTGTAGAACTCGTCAAGGATATCTCGAATACTAATATGATCGCCTGATAGTACTCCTGTCCCAGCATCAATGCTCGCATAAAAAGATCCAATCGCACCATTCTCATAC